GGAGGGTTTGGTAATTTTAATAATATGGATGATTTATTTGATAATTCAGATGGTGAAAAAGATAATAAGGTTGTCAAAAAAGGAGGGTTTGGTAATTTTAATAATATGGGTGATTTATTTGATAATTCAGATGGTGAAAAAGATAACAAGGTTGTCAAAAAAGGGGGTTTTGGTAATTTTAATAATATGGATGATAAGAAAGAAAAATATATATCGAAAACTAATAAAAGTAAAGGAATTAAAACACAATCACCACGTGATAAATCATTATTTTCTAATATCAGTAATTATAAAAAAAAGGAATTTGGAAGATTTAAACAAAATAATATTACAAATATTCAAACAGAATATAATTATCCTATTGAAAATAATTATACAGGTGTGTATAGAAAAAATGATCCAAATGAACTATATGGACCATATGGAACAGATAATTATCACGATAAAGTTAAATCAGATATATTGAATAATGATGAAAAAAGACGTGTTGGTATATATAGAAAGTTAGCTGCTAAATACTATCCAGCACAGAGATCTGAAGCGTGGTTTGCTTTAAGAAATAAAATGATAACTGCGTCAGACGGTGGAACGGTAGTTGGATTAAATCCTTATGAACATAAATTTGGTTTTACATCAAAGAAAGTACATGGTAAACCATTTCAGACATCTGTTGATTGTTATCATGGTAAAAAATATGAAGAAATCGCTACAATGTCATATGAATATAGAATGAATGTAAGAGTGAGGGAATTTGGGCTATGTCAACATCCGGTACATAATTTTTTAGGTGCATCACCTGACGGCATTGTATGTGAATATAAATTGAGAACAAAAGATGGGCGTTCATGGAAAGACATTGAAAAAGAATTTGAACATTTAATTAATATACCGTTAGATGCGACACCAGAGGCAACCGAAATGATAATGAATGATAATAATGAAATTGAAAGACGTAATAGAATTATAGCAGATAAATATGGTGTTAAAACAAAATTTGTTGGACGTATGCTTGAAATTAAATGTCCCAGAAGAAGAAAAATACTCATGGACTTATTAGCACCTGAAGTATATGGACCACATGGTGAAATAATAATCGATTTAAAGAAAGATGTTAAAAAAGGTGTTTGTCCAGCATATTATTGGGTTCAAGTTCAATTACAATTACAATGTTGTGAATTAGATGAATGTGATTTTTGGCAATGTGAAATTAGTGAATATATGGATAAAGATGATTTTCTTAGTGATACTGACGCCATACATCCATGGTTATCTAAAGAAACAGGTCATGAAAAAGGTGCTGTTATCCAACTTATGCCGATTGATAAAATTAATGACCCAACTATGGACTATAATAATAGAATATATAATTTTGCCGAATTCATATATCAACCAAAAGTTGATATGACACCACTTGAAATTGACAATTGGATTAATAGTAGTATTCAAAAACTTAACAATACTCATGAAGGATTTGTATTGGAAAGAATACTTTATTGGAAGATTGACAAAACACGTAATATTACTATTCAAAGAGATGATAAATGGTTTGCTGATAATCTACAAACATTTAAACAAGCTTGGGATTATGTTGAGTATTTTAGAGCAAATACCGATAAAGCAAATCTACTTAAAAGATATTTTGATTCTCAACCTACAGATTATTACGGTAATATTAAAAAAACTGTATGTGATGAAGTTATGGAAACAATGATTAATATATTTAATGAACCCGACAGAAAAGAATCTAAAAAATATAAAAAATATTCTAAATTCATATCAAAACTTGATAAAAGTTTAAAAAAAGCAGGATATATTGATCCACCTGAATATGATAGCACTGATGATGTTAAATATATTAAAAATTCGCTTAAATTTAAAATACCTGATGACTTAGATGAAAATAATAGAACAAAATATATTAAAAAATATGAAACATTTATTAAAAATATTAAATCACAAGTTGATGATTATGTATTTGAACAAGAAGAATAGAATTTATTTATAAAAATAATTATTAAAAGTATCATATCCATCAATCAACAGCGAATATTGGATTACAGACAACGTGGGTTTAATTTTGGGTGAATTACGTTTATACGGTTTGCAACCCGTGTATAGTACCATTACCCCCCTTGTATATAAATAGTTGCCTGTGCTGAACGACACACATGTTTTATATTTTTTATTAAATAAATTACCTAAAAATATGAAAAATTGATAAAATATCATATTATAAAGAGAAGGTTACAATATTATAAAAACGATGAGTGAACTTATAAATCCACTACAAATAGAAAATCCTATAGAAAAGAAAAAGGGGAAGAAAAGAGGTAGACGAAAAAAAGGCGAAGATATATTAATAACACCCGAAGAAACGATTAATTATATAATTAAACATTGGCCGTATATTGGTGTCAAAGAGATTAAAAATGATATATTAATAGGTTTAAGAATACAAAGAGATATTAAAGAAAATTATTGTGTTTTAGACAAATTTTTATATAATAATAGTATTTATTATTATGACAACAGAAATACAGTACTAAATATATATGGACAATATGTAGGATTTATTATAGAACGGAATGTTAGGTCTAAAAGTATATATTTTTTAAATAATGTATATGACGATAGAACGTATGAAGAAGTTATAAATAATATTGAGTCTAATATACAACCTTATACATTTAATAAATTAAATAATAATATTATAATAAAACCAGAAGCAAAAAAAAGAGGTAGAAAAAAAGGAAAAAGAAAAAAAGATGATATATTTCTTATTAAACCAGAAGATGTGATAGATTATATATCGATGTGTTGGGGGAAACTAGAAATTGATAAAATAAAAGGTAAAATTGTACAAGGAATAAAAACAGAAAAAGAAAAAGGAAAAGAATATTATGTATTAGATAAATTTGTATATAAGGAAAATACATATTGGGTAGACAGTAGAAATACTATTTTAGATAATAATGCTAAATTTGTGGGATTTTTTATAGATAATATTAATGGTACTAAAAAAATATATTTTTTAAAGCAAAAAAATCTAGACACTCGAACATATAAAGAAATTATTGATAATATTGAAAATAATACTTAAATAATTCTATTATACGGCACAGAGTGTTCTTTTTGTTTTAACCATTTATTTATTGTATATTTTATATTATGTCTATTTATATACGATACAACATCTAAATAATGTGTTGTATTGTCAATAATACTGTTCCACATTTCTCTATCTATTAATTCGTCATAATCTAAACTTTCATTAAAATATGAGGGACATGTATCAGTGTTAATCACATATAATTTATAATATCTATACATAATAAACTTTATTTTCGGATCGGTTAATCCATATATATTAATTTGTCTAATACATGCATCTATAATGGGTATATTCGTATCAGCATTTATAAATATGTCTTTTGGTAAAATTTGTTTTGTATGTGTTATATGAATTGTTGGTTCATATATTCTATATGTATTAAATCTACTGAGATTGTATATATGGTCGCGTTTTAACAGATAGCGGGCAATAGGTGAATTGTTATATTGGCGTTTTATTATTTTATGATATATCTCTCGTGACGACACTATACCATGACGGATATAAGGCAATAATATATAATAATTATGTGTTTCATTTTGCGATTGTTCATTTAATATATTTATACCATCCATACGTGTCCCTATTATTCTCATTTTCTTAAATTTAGATTTATATTCATCCCCATTTATTGCAATATAATCATTCCATAATTTTCCTGAAATATTTATGGAATATATTAAATTCGCATTTTTAATATCTATACACCTATTAAAGATATATTTGTTTTTGCAAAAAGCATTTGGATATGTATTAATTAAATCACTAAGATTCCGAATATCAGGTTTGGATATATGTATCGATGATTGTTTATAGTATCTATCTATATATAAATCATAATTTATTGGTTTTTCTATATTGGTGAGTAAAATATCGTCATATATATTTAATTCTATATCATAATTGTGACAGATATACACCAATGATTTATTTATTATATTTTCTGGATATGTATATGTTTTATTAATATAAATAGATTTGATGGTTGTTTTTGTAATTATATTTTTTATAATTGAACTTATATCCAAAGAAAAGCAGTACATATGTATATTATGTCTTTTAAATTCATTATACATATCTTTCATAATATTAAATATAAAATATTTATGATGTTGTTTTTTTTGGTAATATCGATTAAATATAAATATAGGTATTAAATTATCTGTATTATTAATAGCATTTATAAGTGCTGTGTTGTCTTCTATTCTATAAATACCATTAAATATAATCAGTGATAACATATAAATAATATAATAACACTCATAAAAATTTTATATCGTTATAAATCATAGTGATAATGTCAAAAAGAAAGAATCACACTGTCGGTGGACAAATATTAACAGATACAGAAACATATATAAATAATATAACAAAAAATACAGTAATTAGACCAAAATCAAAAGGAGATCTAATATGTGCACCCAATTTAAAATATGAAGCAGGTTCTTGTGCTAGAATTGTAGTATTACACGAACTTGCTAAGGCATATAATAGTACTGCAAAATCTAATGAACAAATTAAATTGTCCCGTAATTTCGAAATATTAAATCCTCAAAAATATAAAAGTTATCTTGTTAGTGAGATAGATAAAAGAATCGGTGATAAATGCACTACACAAAAATGCTGGTCAAAACAAGATTTTATTAGAAATATGGACAGTATTGCTAGAAATGAATTTATAAAATATACATTTCGTCCAAAAGCACCACAAGGTAAATTTACTTGGTTGAATACTATTAATATTAATGATGTTATGGCACAATATGAAAATAAATATCATAACTTTAAATTTTTTGGCGCCGTTCCTATGGATTTTGCAGAATTATCTAATCTTGAAATAAGTAACCCGAACTATTCAAATATAATGAAAGGAGGTAAAACTAAATTAGGAACTGTTTTTAATCTAGATAATCATAATCAATCTGGTTCACATTGGGTAGCAATGTATACCGACCTTGAAAAAGGACAAATTTATTATTTTGATAGTGTTGGTATTAAACCTGAAAAAAGAGTAAGAACATTAATGAGAGACCAATGTAGATTTATGAAAAATAATGGTATTCCATATGAAAAACAAATAGTAGATGTTAATACCGTACAACATCAAAAAGAAAATACAGAATGTGGTGTCTACAGTATGAATTTTATTATACGGATGCTTAGAGGCGATGAATTTAAATCATTATGCAATAAACCTATATCTGATAAAAAAATAAATAAATGTAGAAAAGTATATTTTAATAAACATATTAAATAAAAAAATTGAAATTTAAAATATACTGCTGTAAATATTATCATGGTTTATATTAAATTTATTAACGGAAACAATGGATTCTGCGGAACCTGTGAAAACCAAGGAACCTGTGAAAACCAAGGAACCTGTGAAAACCAAGGAACCTGTGAAAACCAAGGAACCTGTGAAAACCAAGGAACCTGTGAAAACCAAGGAACCTGTGAAAACCAAGGAACCTGTGGAACCTGCTGAATCTATGAAATCTGTGGAAACTATAGAAATGGAAACACATTTCCCTTCTTGGACTAATTTTGCTTCCGACATGGACAATAAAGTGACAGAAGAGTGTATTCTAAATTGCAGACCAAAACTTGATGGATCAAATATACGTGTAGTATTATATAAGGGAGTGTTATATTTATTTTCACGATCAAAATGGATTCCTTTAACTAAGTCAATCAAAGGAAAAAATTTTAATGCCAATCCCAAGGATATCGCTAATCTTCTAACAAAATGTGAAAGGTTTTTTGAAAACCAAAATTTCAAGTGTGAGAATAACTCCGAAATACAATACTATGTATTGTATTTCGAACTTGTCAACGGTGCTTTTCACGTTATACAAATGACATTGTTTGACTTCAATAACAAACCAATTCTTAGTGAATGCGGTGCCGACATATTCAACAGAGTTATAGAAACTTTTGGTGACGAACACGACATGCAACGTTTTCACGTTTGCAACTCGGGACAACAACAAACACCCGGACATTACACAATGGTGAATCGTGTTGATGAATATTATAAATTGGTAAAAAGTATCATATCTGGATTTCTTCCAATACCAGTCATTATGGAAGGCAAGGCAAATGTTGTTATTCCTTTTATGGTCGGGGTATCATGTGAGAATTACGACGACAACAAATTTGTTGAAGGTTTTATGCTGGAAACCAGGGGAACATTTTTCAAATTGAAACGTCAAGGTAGTGTTGTTGTGAGAAATGATAGATGGAGAAGATGGTGTCAAATACTTGTGGATAACTTCGCACGCAAAAGAGCAAAACATATTTGTAATATGTTTGAAGTCACCAAAGAAGACTTAATCACAGCGATTAGGAGTATTCAAAGTAAAAATGGGGTATCTGAAGAATTCAAAACATATAATCCTGAAAAAAACGAGATTAATGAACTTCAGTTGTGGTGTATTTCAGTGTTGCGTTATTCGCCAAATATGGTACAGGATTTACACGAAGAATTTAAAACTGACGATTATGATTATATTTCGCTCAATGATGACGAGTTTAAAACTCATCATATTCTATTGAAACACAGATGGTTGGTTACTCTACAGATGCATCTACTATCACGCACTGCCTTTGCAGAAATGATAGCCAGTAAAATACCTGAAAATCAAGTACATGAGTATCTCAAATTGTTCCCCTCCCTAAAGAACAAATTGAGGAAACCCCTGGAAAGAGTGATTAATAACATTATTAACGCTCGTAATACAACCAGGGACCCTGAACCAGAATCTGAACCAGTAGCTGAACCTGAATCAGAATCAGTTGCTGAGCCAGAACCTGAACCAGTGCTGAACCAGAACCTGAACCAGTAGCTGATCCTGAACCGGAACATACCAACACATTCACATCTCCATTATGGAGCATTTTTTTATTATAATTAGCGTAGAGATATAAATATATTATTGTAATAAACATTGACAGATAGTAAAATGAATAATATAACAGATAAAGCGTTTGTAGTTGTTGGTAATGTTGATGCTGGTAAGTCTTCATTGATTGGAACATTAATAAGTGATACATTAGATAATGGCCGTGGTGCTGTACGTATAACCGTGGCACGTCATAAACATGAACTTGTGTCCGGTAAAACATCTTCAATAACTACACGTATATTAAGATTTCCAAATGGTAAATCAACAACAATGATCGATTTATGTGGTCACGAAAAATATTTTACTACAACTGCTACAGGTATTGCTGGTATGTGGCCAGATTATTCTATATTAGTTATATCACCCACACGTGGTATTTTAAATATGACAAAACAACACTTTAGAATGTTGATGTCTTATAATATACCTGTAATTATAGTTGTAACTAAAATAGATATGGTTCTTGAAGAATCATGTAATATTGTAGATAATCAAATTAAAAAATTATGTAAAAGTTACAAAAGAAAAGTAGAGTTTATGAATAATTACAATTCATATCATTCATATAAAAAAGGTTCTATATTGACTTATAAAAATTCTATATGTTCTGAAGACGATTTGATAAATAAACAATTTGATAAATCTGAAATTAAAAATATTAATACATTTTTAAATTTTGAATATACTAAAATATCGTGTATTAGTGAAATAATACAAGGATTGAAAATGGCATATGGTAAACAATTATATATACCAGTAATATATGTATCAAATGTTGATGGATACTATTTAGATGTTATTAAATCTACAATCAACAATATAACTTTTATAATATATCCTATCATTATAAGTTTAATATTAATAACAACACCTATTTTATTATTTAATGATTTCTATTTCATATTTATTATAGTCATATACCATTTGAATATGAATATAATCAGTATATCCACTATTACCCTCTTCAAAGTTGAAACAATATATGAATGATTACTAAATTGTTCGTCTGTATATTATATAATTTTTTAAATGCGTAATGGGTTAAAACATTTACACTGTTTGTGTTTAATACAATTTGATAATATAATGGTGTAATATATTTACATATACCCGTTGTACATGTTATTTTTTTGATACCTTGAACTCTAATTTTTATTTTGTTTATTTACTGAATTAAATAATATTTCCAATTTTTTATATACGATATTATTACATTTTAATGTATTATTATACATATTATTTATAATATATATACTATATATTCTATTCTTCGGATATTATATTATTATCTAATGAATCATTGTCACTCTGTACCGGTTGTATCGTCGTCGATGTTTGTGTAGTTGATGCTTGTGTAGTTGATGCTTGTGTAGTTGATGCTTGTGTAGTTGCTTGTGTTGTGGATGCTTGTGTTGTGGATGCTTGTGTTGTGGATGCTTGTGTTGTGGATGCTTGTGTTGGTGGCGATTGATTATTATAACTATTTACTATCTTGACTAATATTATAAAAAATATTATAGCAAATAAAACAACGCCAATAAATATATTCTTCCTGGGCAATTTTTGGTTTCTGGAACGGTAAGACATTATTATATATATATATAAAGAAGAATAATATAATTATTATATATTAAAAATAATAATGTCTTATACCAAAGAACAAACAAAATATATAAATTATATTGGTAATGAAAATACAAAATTACTGGCCTGCGCCGGTTCTGGTAAAACAAGATGTATAATCGCGAGAATTTCAAATCTAATAGAAAGTAAAATCTATATATCAAATGATATATTAATGTTAACATTTTCCAGATTCACAAAAGATGATTTTTTAAAAAAAATAAAATTATATGGTAGTTCCGATATTGCCGACGATTCAATAAAAACGATTGATAGTTTTGCAAAATTAATTATAGATCCTACTGGTGTTGTAGATGTATCCTTATTAAGTTATCGTTTAATGAAATATCTCGAATGTGAAACTAATGAAAACTTACAAAACAATGATATCTTAAATAAAATAAAAATTGTATTTATAGATGAAGCACAAGATCTTAATGAAATTCAATCTAATATATTTTATTATATGTATTCAAAATTAAATATAATTATAAATATGATAGGAGACCCAAATCAAAATATTTATCAATTTCGTAATTCATCTGATAAATATCTAACCGAATTTAAAGGTAAGATATTTAAACTCACTAAAAATTTCAGATCCCATAAATCGGTTGTTAATTTTTCAAAATATCTGCGACCATTTAATGATTTTAAGGTTAAATGTCACAAGGGTTCTAATAATTGTATCCCGTCATTATTATTTTACCAAAATGAAACAATATTGGAAAATAATATAATAGATATATTAAATAGTGCCATAAATCATGGTTTAGAAATGAGTGATTTCGCAATTCTTGCTCCAACAAGAGGAAGAATGCGTGGTGGAGGTGCATCTAATGGACTATGTTTTGTCTCTAATATATTATACAAATCAAAAATTAAATTTAAACAATTTTATGAGGAGTCTGTAAGTGGTGTTAATGGCGATTGTATTAAATATGAACCAAAAAAAGGACATGTTAATATACTAACATATATGGGTTCAAAAGGTTTAGAATGGAAATATGTTATTTTAATTGATGCGGAAACCTGTTTAATAAATAAAAGATATTTTGATAAAGAAAAACACAATGATGATAGATATCTGTTATATGTTGCGTGTTCACGTGCAATTGATAATATGTATATATTTTCTAAATGCTATTTTAACTATGGAACACCGGTATTTAAAACAAACAAATGGTTTAGTGAAATACCAAAAAAATTATATCACATAGATGAAAATTTTAAAGACCATTTTAATTTTTCTAATCTTAAATATTGTGATTATATGGAAAAAGAAACAATATTGTCTAAAATAATAGATAATATAGATTGTAAAAAACTAGATGATATATCTAGTTTGTTAGATTTTGATAATAGAGAATGTTCATATAGCAATAAAATATATACAAAAGAATATATATCTATAGAAAAAACATCATCTTTATTTTTGAGTAAATTTATAGAAAACTTATTTATAGCATTATACAATATTAAAATGAAAAAAAAACACAAACTATTTCATGAAATAGAAGGTATTATAGGAACAAATATTGTATCAGGACTATCAAATAGTGCTATTAACTGGTACTATAAAAATAAAAATAATATGACATGGGATAAATTCGATAACGATGATTCAATAGAGGATTATATAAAAAAAAATATTTATCACCACTTTGATAAAAAACAAGAGTTTAAATCCCATACTGTGGTTATTAATGGATACTATCAATGGTATATAATCGATAAATTAAAATGGATAAAAAAAGTATACAATAAATACTTAAAATGTAAAAATCCTAAACATATACGAGAACTTATATTTTATTTAACAGTTATTAGTCATAGTATTAATACACAACATTATTTTCATATCAAAACAAAAGGTAGGCGTTATAAACAGATATTAACAGACTTTTCTGATATGTTCGATGAAATAGAAACATATGTAACCAACAACGATAATATATTTGTTGATTTTAATATAAGTGTAAATAGATGGAATATGACAAGTGTAATTGATATTATTGATAGCACTGATATTATATGGACCGTTAAATGTACCGATAATATATCATTGAAACATACCATAAAAGCTATAATACAATATTTGATGTATAATACATATTTACTAAATGACGATATCAATACGAATGAAAATATTATAATTAATCTCAAATTTTTAAATCTATTGAAAGGTATTGAATCGTGTTATACATATAATATTAATAAGGATTTAATTAAATTAGTTGTTGAATAGATAATTATATCCAATTTCATTAAGTTTATAATAAAAAAATTATATGATTATCTATTACCGTATAGTATGAAGACTTTAGAAAAATGTTTAATACTGACAATATTAGTACTGTTTACATTTATTATTGATAACTTAAATAAAAATAATAACATCTATTTGTTATAACATCTTATACATCTCACAAATATAAATAATAACATTTAATCCTGATAACTACATAAAAATAATTTGATATACAAAATATTTTTGTTCATTGATTCAAAACTATTTATGATGTGAGACAAATCAAAAACTTTTTAAAAATTTTCTATTCCCCCATCGTATAAAAAAACAAACTGTATATTATTATTAATTAAAATAAGATTCTATTACACTTTTTAATTTAAATTTTATATACATTTAGAGTAAAACAATGATACATTTGGAGTAAAATAATGACATATAAGGTTATATAATATACATAATATATATATTAAATTAATATGTTCAAATGTGATATATGTAATAAGGAATTTACAAGAAAGTACAATTTAAAAATACATAATAATATTAAAGTATGTAATAATAAAAAATATAAATGTAAATACTGTAATAATCGTTTTACTTCAAGTATTAGTATGTACAGACATATCAAAGTCAATTGTATAATTAAAAAAGAGACTGATAGGAAAAAGAAGATATATATATAATAAATTATTGCTATTACAGGAAGAAAATAAACTATTAAAAAATCAACTGAGACAATCTAATAAAATTATTAATAATACAATAAACAACATTAACAACGGAACCTTAAATAACAACATAATATTAGTAGGATACGGTAAAGAGGATATGTCAAAGATATATCATAAAGAGATATTAAAAGGATTGCAAAATGGTTTTTACTCAACCGTCAAATTAACAGACACTATTCATTTCAATCCAAAATATCCAGAATATCATAATATATATATATATCTAATATCAAAGATAAATATGGTATGATGCATGATGGTAAAGATTGGAAACTTATTCCAAATACAGTATTAATTGATAAAATATATGATAACAAGAAGAATTATATAGAAGAGAATGTGGGAGAGCATTAGAAAGATGGTTTAATACTAATGATGAACATGATAAAATAGGAGAAATAAAGGAACGGATTAAATTATTGTTATACAATAAACGGAATATTGTTATTAATAGTAAAAATACATTATTAGTACAATAAACATAATAACTATAATAGTTATTTTTAATTATTCTGCCCTGATTTTAAAATGATACTTCAAAAAATAAAGGTAATGTAAATATAACAAAGTTATTGGTTGGATAATACATGAAAATCGTAAGGATGTTGTAAAAAAGAACAACTAAATATATTTTATATTAAATTCATAAAAGATAATTATATGATTTGTCTAATTTTAAATACTGGTAGATATAATGAACTACTTAATCATATTAAATAAAAAGTAATAATAGAGAATACAAAAAAAATGAAATAAATAACTATATATTGTATCCATTAAATATCATATCTTGTATCCATTAAATATCTTGTATCCATTGAACAAGATATGATTTCTACCATTGAGGTATGTAATTTGGTCGCCCTTTGGTTGCCACATGCATTGGCTAGTAGTATAGTAGTCCCATTCGCTTTTAATGTGCACTTATATTCTAATAGCTGCGCGTTCACAGCTGTTAAGCCGGATGGAAGTGTGGATATATGGGGAGATAATGACTACGGTGGAAATAGCGACGCTGTGCAAGCAGAACTAAAGCAGGGTGTGGACGCAATATACTCTACTAGTAGAGCGTTCGCCGCAAAGATGCTAGATGGAAGTGTGGTGACATGGGGAATGGCTTCCTTTGGTGGAGATAGCAGCCGTGTGCAAGCTGAACTAAAGCAGGGCGTGGACACTATCTACTCTACTCCTTTTGTATTTGTCGCGAAGATGCAAGATGGAAGTGCGGTGTCATGGGGAAAGGCTTCCTTTGGCGGAGATAGTAGCCGTGTGCAAGCTGAACTGAAGCAGGGCGTGGACACGTTCTACTTTACTGAACGTGCATTTGCTGCGAAGATGCAAGATGGAAGTGTGGTGACATGGGGACGTGTTGACAGTGGTGGAGATAGCTGCCGCGTGCAAGCTGAACTGAAGCAGGGGGTGGATACAATCTACTCTACTGGTCGTGCATTCGCTGCGAAGATGCAAGATGGAAGTGTGGTGACATGGGGTGATGATGACTGGGGTGGAGATAGCAGCCGCGTGCAAGCTGAACTGAAGCAGGGCGTGGACACTATCTACTCTACTCGTCATGCATTTGCTGCGAAGATGCAAGATGGAAGTGTGGTGACATGGGGAGACGCTGCCCGTGGTGGAGATAGTAGCCGCGTGCAAGCTGAACTGAAGCAAGGCGTGGACACAATCTACTCTACTTGGAGTGCATTCGCTGCGAAGATGCAAGATGGAAGTGTGGTGACATGGGGAGATGCTGACTGGGGTGGAGATAGCAGCCGCGTGCAAGCTGAACTGAAGCAGGGCGTGGACACTATCTACTCTACTCGTTATGCATTCGCTGCGAAGATGCAAGATGGAAGTGTGGTGACATGGGGAGATGCTGCCCGTGGTGGAGATAGTAGCCGCGTGCAAGCTGAACTGAAGCAGGGCGTGGAAACGATCTACTCTACTCGTTATGCATTCGCTGCGAAGATGCAAGATGGAAGTGTGGTGACATGGGGACGTGCTGACTATGGTGGAGATAGCAGCCGCGTGCAAGCTGAACTGAAGCAGGGCGTGGACACAATCTACTCTACTGAACGTGCATTTGCAGCGACGATGCAAGATGGAAGTGTGGTGACATGGGGAGATGCTGACTGGGGTGGAGACAGAAACCACATCCAAGCTGAACTGGGGCATAACTGAAGCAGGGCGTGGAAACGATATACTCTACTGATGCTGCTAAGATGCTGTTTTATATTTTTTTTATTTTTATAATAACATCTGATTATATTATCCGATATTAGTATTATTGTCATTTATTATGTTAGATGGAAGTGTGAATTACCCCGCAAATAAACTACTTAATAAGGTTCGCTTATAAGTTAAACTTAACACGCAGCTTTAAGCGAATCCATTATATTTTATTTATTGTTTAAAAAATTGATATGTAAATATATTATTATTATATATTTATATATACAGACAGAAATTATGTCAGATTTAGATCGTATCAATTGTATTGATGAGATCTTGGAGAAAGCATTGGGTCAGAATTTCCACCTTGTTTTGATTAATATTGTCGTCCAATATTGCCGTCGTCGTGTTTATGGAAACACAACTTCCAGGGCATTTGCATTCATAATGCAAGATGGAAGTGCGGTGACCTGTGGAGATGCTAGACACGGTGGAGATAGCAGCCACGTGCAAGCAGAACTGAAGCAAGGTGTGGACACAATCTACTCTAATCATTATGCATTTGCTGCGAAGATGCAAGATGGAAGTGTGGTGTCATGGGGAGATTTTCACTACGGTGGTGATAGCTGCCGCGTGCAAGCTGAACTGAAGCAGGGCGTTGACACTATCTACTCTACTCGTCATGCATTTGCTGCGAAGATGCAAGATGGAAGTGTGCTGACATGGGGTTCTGCTTACTCAGGTGGAGATAGCAGCAGCGTGAGAGCAGAACTGAAGCAGGGCGTGGACACTATCTACTCTACTGATAGTGCATTCGCTGCGAAGATGCAAGATGGAAGTGTGGTGACATGGGGACGTGCTGACTACGGTGGAGATAGCAGCGCTGTGCAAGCTGAACTGAAGCAGGGCGTGGACATGATATACTCTAAATATTATGCATTTGCTGCGAAGATGCAAGATGGAAGTGTGGTTACTTGGGGTTCTGCTGACTGTGGTGGAGATAGCAGCAGCGTGCAAGCTGAACTGAAGCAGGGCGTGAACACAATCTACTCTAATAATAATGCATTCGCTGCGAAGATGCAAGATGGAAGTGTGGTGACATGGGGACGTGCTGACAGGGGTGGAGATAGCAGGCGCGTGCAAGCTGAACTTAAGCAAGGTGTGGACACTATCTACTCTACAAATTATGCATTTGCTGCGATGATGCAAGATGGAAGTGTGGTGACATGGGGTTCTGCTGGCGCTGGTGGAGATAGCAGCCACGTGCAAGCTGAACTGAAGAAAGGTGTGGACACTATCTACTCTACAAATTATGCATTTGCTGCGATGATGCAAGATGGAAGTGTGGTGACATGGGGACATGCTAAATACGGTGGAGATAGCAGACGCGTGCAAGCTGAACTGAAGCAAGGTGTGGACACAATCTACTCTACTATTGGGGCGGTTGCTGCGAAGATGAAAGATGGAAGTGTAATAACATGGGGAGATGTTAATTTTGGTGGAGATAGCAGCCGCGTGCAAGCTGAACTGAAGCAAGGCGTGTACACTATCTACTCTACTGATGGTGCTTTCGCTGCAGTGTTGAGAGATAAAAGTGTGGTGAGATGGGGAGATGCCTATAGATAAGGCAAGTAATCCTTTAACAGATATATTATGATACTAAAAAACATAATAGTAATACTGATATAAAACAGTCTGTTATCTTTGTAAAATGATGATGGGTGATAATGACGATCTAAAAGGTCATCTAATAAATTAAACCAAGCATCTTTTGTATTAACGAGTTTTTGGTATGTTGTTTGGTCATATAAACTAATATGATGTTTTTGTTGTGAAAGTGTATTTAATTTTTCAAGGTCTTTTAGTATTTGATGCTGTTTTATTATTTTTTTATTTAATTGCAAATTGATTGTATTATTTGAATGAACTAACACCTATTACTGTTAATGTATCTGACAAGGTTATATCTGTTATGTTTTTATTTTCATAATAACATCTGACTATATCTGTTATATTATCCGGTATTAGTATTGTCTAATTTTAAATACTGGTAGATATAATGAACTACTTAATCATATTAAATTTGCTCGTGATATTATTTAGTATCTATTAAATAAAAAGTAATAATAGAGAATACAAAAAAAAATGAATTAAATACTATATGTTGTATCTATTGGACAATTAATCGACTATCAAAATATGTCAGATACGATTTCTGAAATGTTAGTTTTATGGTTGGTACCAGAATTGGCTGGTATTGTAGAGGCATACTTGAAAGTCATCTACTCTACTGAGAGAGCATTCGCGGTGGTGATGTCAGCTAGAAGTGTGGTGACATGGGGAGATGCTGAATATGGTGGAGATAGCAGCGCTGTGCGAGCAGAACTGAAGCAGGGCGTGGACACAATCTACTCTACTGTTAGTGCATTTGCTGCGAAGATGCAAGATGGAAGTGTGGTGACATGGGGAATTGCTGGTTATGGTGGAGATAGCAGCGCTGTGCGAGCAGAACTAAAGCAGGGTGTGGACACGATCTACTCTACTGATAGTGCATTCGCTGCGAAGATGCAAGATGGAAGTGTGGTGACATGGGGACATGCTGGTGATGGTGGAGATAGCAGTCGCGTGCAAGCTGAACTGAAGCAGGGCGTGGACACTATCTATTCTAATGGTACTGCATTTGCCGCGAAGATGCAAGACGGAAGTGTGGTGACATGGGGTTATGCATACTGTGGTGGAGATAGCAGCGCTGTGCAAGCAGAACTGAAGCAAGGTGTGGATACGATCTCCTCTACACATTGCGCGTTCGCTGCGAAGATGCAAGATGGAAGTGTGGTGACATGGGGACATGCTGACTATGCCGGATATAGCAGACACGTGCAAGCTGAACTTAAGCAAGGTGTGGACACGATCTACTCTAATCGTTATGCATTCGCCGCAAAGATGCAAGATGGAAGTGTGGTGACATGGGGACGTGCTGACAGTGGTGGAGATAGCAGACGCGTGCAAGCTGAACTTAAGCAAGGTGTGGACACGATCTACTCTACTGAACGTGCATTTGCTGCGAAGATGCAAGATGGAAGTGTGGTGACATGGGGAGATGCTGACTATGGTGGAGATAGCCGCCGCGTGCAAGCTGAACTGATGAAGGGTGTGGACACTATCTACTCTACTGATAGTGCATTCGCCGCGAAGATGCAAGATGGAAGTGTGGTGACATGGGGAGATGCTGACTATGGTGGAGATAGCAGTCGCGTGCAAGCTGAACTGAAGCAAGGCGTGTACACTATCTACTCTACTCGTGGTGCTTTCGCTGCGAAGATACAAGATGGAAGTGTGGTGACATGGGGATATGCTGACTGGGGTGGAGATAGCAGCCACGTGCAAGCAGAACTGAAGCAGAACTGAAGCAGGGCGTGGAAACGATCTACTCTACTGGTGGTGCGTTCGCTGTGAAGATACTGTTTTATATATTTTTTTTATTTGTATTAGTTAAATGAACTAACACCTATTACTGTTAATGTATCTGACAAGGTTATATTATTCGGTATTAGTATTGTCTAATTTTAAATACTGGTAGATATAATGAACTACTTAATCATATTAAATTTGCTCGTAATATTATATAGTATCTATTAAATAAAAAGTAATAATAGAGAATACAAAAAAATGAATTAAATACTATATGTTGTATCCATTAGACAATTAAATACTATCTATTGGCAATTAAATACTATCTATTGGACAATTAATCGACTATCAAAATATGCCAGGTACGATTTATAATACGTTAGTTTTATGTTTGGTACCAGATGTGGCTGGTATTGTAGAGGGATACGTATACGTGACAAACGGTGAAATCTTCGCGAATGCGCGTGCATTCGCGGTGGTGATGTCAGCTAGAAGTGTGGTGACATGGGGACGTGCTGACTGTGGTGGAGATAGCAGCCGCGTGCAAGCTGAACTGAAGCAAGGTGTGGACACGATCTACTCTACTGGTCGTGCATTCGCTGCGAAGATGCAAGATGGTAGTGTGGTGACATGGGGAATGCTGCCGATGGTGGAGATAGCAGTACCGTTCAAGCTGAACTGATACAGAGCGTGGACACAATCTACTCTACTGAAGGTGCATTCGCTGCGAAGATGCTAGATGGAAGTGTGGTGACATGGGGAGATGCTGAAGCTGGTGGAGATAGCAGCTGTGTGCAAGCAGAACTAAAGCAGGGTGTGGACACTGTCTACTCTACTTACATCTCTTTCGCTGCGAAGATGCTAGATGGAAGTGTGGTGGTATGGGGACTTAATGGCGAATAGATATATTCGCTGAGTGTGAATTACCCCGCAAATAAACTACTTAATAAGGTTCGCTTATAAGTTAAACTGAACACGCAGCTTTATTTATTGTTAAAAAAATTGATATGTATAATATATTATTATTATTATATATACATTTATGTATATATACAGACAGAAATTATGACAGAATTAGATTGTATTAATAAGTTCTTGGAGAAAGCGTTGGGTCAGAATTTCCACCTTGATTTGATTAATAATGTCGTCGAATATTACTGTCATCGTCTTTATGGAATAACATCTTCCAGGGCATTTGCATTCATAATAGATGGAAGTGTGGTGACCTGTGGTGATGCTGATTATGGTGGAGATAGTTGCCGCGTGCAAGATAAACTCAAGCAAGGTGTGGACACGATCTATTCTACTGAATGGGCATTCGCTGCGAAGATGCAAGATGGAAGTGGTGTGGTGACATGGGGAGATTATAACTACGGTGGAGATAGCAGACGCGTGCAAACTGAACTGAAGCAAGGTGTGGACACAATCTACTCTACTGATCGTGCATTTGCCGCGAAGATGCAAGATGGAAGTGTCGTGACATGGGGAGAAGCTGGTTCTGGTGGAGATAGCAGCAGCGTGCAAGCTGAACTGCAAGATGTGGACACAATCTACTCTACTCAACATGCATTTGCCGCGAAGATGCAAGATGGAAGTGTGGTGACATGGGGAAATTCATACTCAGGTGGAGATAGCAGTGTCGTACAAGCTGAACTGAAGCAGGGTGTGGACACAATCTACTCTACTGATAGTGCATTCGCTGCGAAGATGCAAGATGGAAGTGTGGTGACATGGGGAGATGCTTTCTGGGGTGGAGATAGCAGTGTCGTACAAGCTGAACTGAAACAGGGCGTGGACACGATCTACACTACTAACGCTGCATTTGCTGCGAAGATGCTAGACGGAAGTGTGGTGACATGGGGACATGCTGACTGTGGTGGTGATAGCAGTGACGTACAAGTTGAACTGAAGCAAGGTGTGGACACGATCTACTCTACACATTACG